ACAAAGGTGAAACATGGATCTTAATAATTTAGACCCTGATCAAATTAAAGGCTTGATCAACCTATTGCAGAACCTGCTTCCTACTGAACAGAAAACGTCTAATGACGATGATGAAGATGTTCAGCCAGATACTATGCGTATCAAAACCCAAAAAAGTAAAAAGAGCAAAAGTAAATTTCGTAATAAGTTTGACCAGATGGCAGAATCAAAAATGCATAAGGAAGATGTAATAATTGATCAAAAGCTATCTAAACTTCCACCAGTGCCAAGAACTAGACAATTCACCCCCATTAATGTAGTATGTAGGGTGTGCGGAAAAAGAGAGTCTGTAAATCCAAATTTAGTTGACTCTATTGAACGATACAAATGCAACAAATGCTGTTCTAGTGGTGGTGCCTGATTATGCCGATAATTTTAGCTGATCCTTCAGCAGAACGTGCTGTTCTTGCTGGAATATGCAGATATGGCGAAGATGCTTATCTGGATATCGCTGATCTATTGCAAGAAAATACATTCACTATAGACAGTAATGTAGTTTTATTTAAGTGTCTTAAGCATATTTTTTCTGCTGAAAACAAAATTTCTAAAACTATAGATATAGCATCTATACTTAGTGCATCTAATGAAATAGGTGTAGAGCATATTCTTTCCAAAAAAGAAGAAACTCAACATTTACAGGCTATACTTAGTTTTCCTGTTAATCTAGAGAATATTCGAAAATTTGCAGCAAAAATACGCAAATTAGAAATTGCTAGACTTTTAAGAGATCAGCTAGAACTTGCCAAAGATAAAATATTAGATGTAAATGGTACCGAACCAATAACACAAATATTGGGTATTGCTGAAGATACCATTTTTAATTTTACTACTTTGTTAAATGATGGAGACAACGCTCCTATAGCGGTAGGGTCTAATATTGAACAATATGTGCAATTATTAGAAGAAAACAAAATTGATCAAGTAGGTATCTCTACGGGTTTTCCAGTATATGACCAGTCTATTGGTGGTGGTTTAAGAAAAAGCACAGTTAACGTTATTGCAGCCAGACCAAAAACAGGAAAAACCTTATTGGCTGATAATATGGGATATCATATTGCTAATAAGCTTGGTATTCCAGTTTTAAATATGGATACAGAAATGACTACTGAAGATCATATTAATAGAATATTAGCAATGACTACTGAAATAGAAATTGGTCAAATTGAAACAGGCAAATTTGGTGATACACCAGATAAGAAATCAAAAATCCAAAAGGCTGTAGAAGAACTGAAGAAGACTAAGTTATACTATAAGTCTATTCCTGGAAAACCATTTGAAGAACAATTGGCAATCATGAGAAGATGGATTTTGAAAGAAGTAGGACTAAATGAAGATGGTACCGCTAAAGACTGTGTAATATTTTATGACTATTTAAAGCTAATGGATAGTGCTGGAATTAGTCAAGACCTAAAAGAATATCAAGTTTTAGGATTTATGATGACAACTCTACACAATTTTGCCTCTAGATATAAAGTACCAATTGTAGCATTTGTTCAGTTAAACAGAGATGGTATTACAAAAGAAAGTACTGATACGGCATCAGGTTCAGATAGAATTATTTGGCTATGTAGTAACTTTACGATCTTTAAGAGAAAAAGCGATGAAGAAATTGCAGAAGATGGGGCAGAGGCAGGGAATAGAAAACTTGTGCCGTTGATTAGTCGTCATGGGTCTGGTTTAGACGACAATGATTACATTAATTGTAATATGAAGGGCTGGTGTGCGAAGATTACAGAAGGTAAAACTCGCCTAGAACTATTAAATACTACCACTACAGATGATGAAGGATTTATTTTAGATGACAATGATGACAACCAAATCCCATTCGTATAATCAATTTCAGCTGAAGGCTCTGTGTGATAAATTATGTGATAATATAGAGGATGTATTATCGTATTTTGATTTAGAATATAGAATGTCTCCAAAAATGGTTATGATGAAATGTCCCATACATGGTGGAGACAATATTTCTGCATTAAATTTATATCATCAAGGAGATCAGTATAGAGGTAATTGGGTATGTCGAACTCATAATTGTGAAAAATTATTCCGCAATTCTATACTAGGATTTATTAGGGGAATAATGTCTCATAAGCAGTTTGATTGGAGCGAAAAAGGAGACAAAACAGTTTCATTTCAAGAGGCCATAAATTTGGCAATAGAACTTGTTGGATCAGATGATATCGACTCATTAAAAATTAATAATGAACAACAAAATAAATCTGCATTTTCAAACATTATCAAAAATTTAGCATTAAACGCTGAGCCAGAGATTCCAAAAATTGACAGAGCATTAATCACTAAGACCTTAAACATTCCATCTAAATACTTTATTGATAGAGGCTACTCTGAAGATATTCTAATTAAATACGACGTTGGACTATGCGAAAATTCGACAAAAGAAATGTATAACAGAGCAGTTGCCCCAATATATGATTTAGATCACAAGTTTATGATTGGTTGTACAGGTCGAAGCATTTTTGAGCAATGTTTAAATTGCAAAAAGTACCATTGTTCAAGTCAACAATGCCCTTCTGATTTTGAATCATGGAAGTATTCTAAATGGAAACATAGTAATGGTTTCAGAGCAGACAGTGTTTTATATAATCAGTGGTTTGCTAAAAAGTATATATTGGAGTCTAGTACGATTATTATAGTAGAAAGTCCAGGGAATGTATGGAGATTGGAAGAAGCGGGTTTCCATAATAGCGTAGCAATATTTGGATCATCATTAAGCGATAAACAAAAAATTTTAATGGATGGATCCGGAGCCATGAATATAATAGTATTGACAGACAATGATGAGGCCGGACATAAAGCATTTGAGCAAATATCAGCCAAATGTGATAAAACATATAAAATATACAGACCAATGTTTGAAACCAATGATATTGGAAATATGTCTACGCTAGAGGTTACAAATATACTAACACCTATTTTAGAAAAGATGAAATGAAAATTATAGCTTTTGCTGGAAGAAAACAATCAGGAAAAACAACTTCTGCTGAGTTTGTTAAAGAACTTTATACTGGATCTACTGGGAAAAATGCAAAAATATATAATTTTGCAGATCCACTTAAAAATTTATGTATAGATATACTAGGATTAGAATATAAACAATGCTACGGTACTGACGAAGATAAAAATGAGCTTGTTAATTGTTATTGGAATAATAATCAATTATCTGCAAGAGAAGTTTTGCAAATTGTTGGAACAGAAATGTTTCGCACTATGCAGGAGAATGTATGGTCGGCTGCTACTATTAGATTAATATCCAAAGAAAATTTTCCATTGTCTATCATTGCAGACTGTAGATTTCCTAACGAAGTCGAGGCAATCAAGTCTGTGGGTGGAACTGTTATAAAATTGAATCGAAATCCTTATAATTCATTGCATATAAGTGAAATTGCATTAGATGCAGAAAATTATGATCAGCAAATTTTTGATTTAATTATTAATAATTCTGATCTTAATATTTCTCAACAAAATAGAATCATACATACATTTCTCTTAGATCAAGGAATACTACCATTATAATGTGTCTTAAATACTATTTGGTGTATATTATATAGTACACAAGGAGTAAAACATGAAAAAAATATATAATATATCTAAAGAATTTTTAGAAGAACATTATGTCAGACAACAAAAAAGTGCAAATCAAATTTGTGAAGAATTAAAAATTAAATCAAAAACTGTTATATTTAGATTGTTAAAAAAATTTAATATTCCTCGTAATTCAAAAGAAGGAAAACCTAATAAAAATACAGTAAAGTTTGGTGAAATACATCAATCGTATCTGTATCTACTAAAAAATAGAGCCAATAGAAAAAAAATAGATTTTGATCTTGATGGAGATTATCTATGGAAATTATTTTTACAACAAAACAAAAAATGTGCATTATCTGGCCTAGTCTTGGTTTTTCCAAAAGCATGGGGGATTAAGTCAAAAACACAAATAACAGCATCTCTTGATAGAATCAATTCATCAATAGGCTATATTAGAGGTAATGTTCAATGGGTGCATAAAACCATAAATACTATGAAAATGAATTTATCAGATAAACAGTTTATTTACTTCTGCAAAAAGGTTGCCAAATACTCATGATAATAACATATCTTCGCAGTTCTAGTTATAACACTCATTCTATGTGTGAACAACAATTTTTTCTTGAATATGTTTTGGGATTAAGATCTCCTTCTAATAAAAAGGCGGACAAAGGTACTATAGTACATAAGGTATTAGAAATATTAGCGTGCACAAAACAGGCACTACAAAACAGTCAAGATATCATCACTGATGATGTTATTGGAAATATTGATATTCACAAATATTGTTTAGAATCAATTATTAAACAAGTATACAATTACTATACGTCGCAGTTTAAACACCATACATGGGAACACAAAGATTTTAAAGACTGTCATGCTTGGGTCTACAAAGCATTGCAATACAACAATGGAGCCTTTGATCCTAGAAACCGAGTTATAGTCCAACCAGAACAACATTTTGATTTGCCTATCAATAAAGATTGGGCGTCTTTTAAATACGATACTAAAGATGGTGTTTTAGAAGGTAAATTAGCTATTAAGGGCACTATTGATTTAATAACTCAAATAGATGATTCTACACTAGAAATTGTAGACTGGAAAACAGGTCGCAGATTAGATTGGGCTACAGGTCAAGAAAAAACTTTAGCTAAGTTACAAAATGATCCACAATTAAAAATGTATCATTATGCAGTTCAACAATTATATCCTAATATTGAACATGTTATTGTATCTATATTTTTTATTAATGACGGTGGAGCATATTCAATATGCTATAGCAAGGATGATCTTTATTCTACGGAAATGATGCTAAAAAACAAATTTGAGACCATCAAAGCAGCTCAAGTTCCAAAACTTAGTAAAACATGGAAATGTAATAAATTATGTCATTTTGGAAAAAGCACTTTTGAGAACAGTCATGTTTTACCAATGATAGAATACCGCGATAACCAAATCACACCTATTCATCAGCCAATGACTAAGTGTGAACAAGTGAAGCACGATATAGAGCTAAAGGGCATAAAAAATGTTGTTGACTCATACACAATTCCAGGCTATACTATAGGGAAATACAAGGCTCCCGGAAGTACCGAATGAAAAACTATATACCACTACACTGTCATTCTCATTATTCTTTATTAGATGGTTTATCAAAGCCTGAACAAATTGCTAAAAGATGTTTAGCAATAAACGCAACATCATGTGCTATAACTGACCATGGAAATATTGCTGGTAGTGTTAAGTTTTATTCAGAAATGATTAAGAATAAAATTAAGCCAATCCTAGGTTGCGAATTATATTTGTGTGATCAAGATCCATCTATTCAAGATAAGTCTAATAAAAATTTGACACATTTTATTGTCTTAGCCAAAAATTTAAAAGGCTGGCAAAATCTAATATCTTTAGTATCCAAATCTAATAGACCAGATTTCTATTATCATAAACCTAGATTAGACCTTAATTCTTTAGCTGAATTTTGTGATGGTAATTTAATAGGATTTTGTGGTCATTTAGGATCTTTGTTGGCCGATAAATTATTAATAGATAATAAGCCATCAGTTGATTGGAAAAAAATAGGGACAGACACCGTTGCACAACTAAAAGAAATATTTGGATCAGAAAATTTTTTCCTAGAAAACCAATTAATGGATGCTGAAAATACACCTATACAAAAAGTGGTGTCAGATATGATAAAAGAATTGGCTATTAGCACCAAAACTAAAATCATTTGCACTCCAGATGCCCATTATACAAATAAAGAGGACGCAATAGATCAAAGAATTCTATTATGTAATAATTTAAAAACTACTTTTCCAGAGGTTAGCAGGAAAATTCAAAATAATGAAGACTTCGGAATGAGTTGTTTTTTTCAATCTGACAATTTTCATATCTTATCGCAGGAGGAAATCAATAGTCTGCACACAGAAGAAGAAATAGAAAACACTAATTTAGTGGCTGCTATGTGTGAAGAATATAATATTCTGGATAAGCCTAGACTCCCTAAATTTCAATGTCCAAATAATCAAGGTGTTGATGAATATTTAAGGCAGTTATGTAGAAATGGATGGAAAGAAAAAATTGCTGATATTATTCCCAAAGATGAACAATCTATATATGTAGACAGAATTAAGTCAGAATTAGAAATATTGCAGTCTGCTGGTCTATCTAGTTACTTTTTAATTGTTCAAGATATTGTTAATTATGTTAGAAAAAATAATTGGCTTCCCGGACCAGGAAGAGGAAGTGCTGCTGGTTGTTTAGTTTCTTATCTAATTGGAATTACAAGTATAGATCCTATTAAATATAATCTACTATTTGATAGATTTTATAATGCAGGAAGAAACACTGCTGATAGAATTAGCATGCCAGATATTGATGTTGACGTACCAATTAATAAAAGAGAATATGTTATTGAGTATATTAAACGACAATATGGAACAGATAAAGTTTCTCAGATGATTACATTTAATACTATTAAGGGTCGCGGGGCACTCAAGGACGTATTAAGAGTATATGGTAATGTAACATTCGAAGAAATGAATAAAATTACTAAAAATATACCAGACGAAGCTAAGATTGCAGATGAACTTCAAGAAATGAAAGATGAAACTGGAGAAGCCTCAATCATTCGCTGGGCGTTAGAGAACAACGCGGACAAACTTAAAGAGTGGTGTTATATTGATGACAATCAAGAATTACAAGGACCACTTGCAAAAAGATTCGAGCAGGCTATTAGATTAGAAGGCACAAAGTCCAATCAATCAAAACACGCTGCCGGT